AGATATTCGATCTATTTCCTAAAATAAAATATAGCTTAAACACAGAAGCAAATGTCACTAATAACTATGATTTTCCACTGAATATTTTAGTTCGAATTGGGTTCTATTCAAGTGTATTGGATAATATTTTTGTGTATTATGATTATGATATCCAAGATGGTGATACACCAGAAATCTTAGCTGAAAAATACTATGGTGATGCTGAGTCATATTGGATTATTTTATTGGCTAATAAAAGACTTGATCCTTTATATGATTGGCCTCTGGCAGCCTCTAATTTTCAGAGATATATAGATTCGAAATATGGAAGTACAGCAATTGCACAATCTACCGTACAGAGATATGAGAAAGTTATAAAGACTGTAGACGTTTCATCGGATAACAAAGAGACGATCATAAAATATGAGACAACTTTATCAGAGTATGATTCACTTCCTGATGCTGACTTGAATCCAATTCAGAAGATATTGCCAAATGGCAAAACAGTCTTTCTATATACTTATAGAAGTATAGTCTATGCTTTTGATCATGAATTTGAATTGAATGAAAATAGACGTAAAATCAAACTTATTAAAAAAGAGTATTATGATACAGTCTTGACTGAGTTTGAAAATATATTAACGACCGCTAGAGGTGAGAGTAATCTATTAAGAGGAATGAGAAGTTTATAATATGCCAGAAACCGCAGATAAAAATCAAGCATTCTTAACCCATCTTAAATCTGCAATTGATGTTGGTGGTTCAGAATTAATTGAAATAAATGTTACCGAAGTAAATCTAACCGAGAGTTTACTTACTCCAGGTTTACAAACGAACGTTGTCGTTCAAAGTAGACGTTCAGAAACACCAGGTTATGTTTTAAAAAATCTTGATAATTTTTATGCTAAAGGTCTTATTTTATCCCTAGAAAGACCGATTATCAAAGCTTATAGTAAATCTGTAGAATCAAAACTAGATGTGAGCCAGTTGGTATACAGACTAAGTAAGAGAAAGCGCATCAACTATGATATAGAAGTATTTGAACTAGATGCGTGTGATCCATCTCTAATAAAAGATGCTAAGACATATCTCAGTAAATCATGGAAATGTAAACCTTCTAGTCAAGTCGTATCTGATATTTTAAGAGGGTGCATAAAAGCTCCAAAAATTGACGTTGAGAATTCAATGCCTATTAGAGATTTTGTAGCTGAGAACGTTCATCCTTTTCAAGCTATCTTTCAGAACTCAGAAGTGGCCCTTTCTCAAGACGGAATGGATCCTTCTTTTGTTCATTATATGACATATAAAGATTTTGGCACACATCATTTTAGATCGCTGACTTCTCTTGCTAAAGCTAGTCCTGTTTGGAAATTCGTGTATTCTGATAAAGGCGCTACAGACTTGAACTTCGCGTCGCCAATTGATATAATGAACTTTGACTTTCCCTGTGATTTTGATCTTCTTTCAGACGTTTTAAATGGATATGATGAAAACGGTAAAGATATCACGGTCGTTTCTACATTCAACAGTCTAACAGGCAAGTTTGGTATGTTTGGAGAACCTTCAGAATGCGGCAATAGTCCATTCATGGTATCTACAAATCAAGAGACTGAATCAGATCAGAACTCATGTAATCCAAACATCGAAAAATATCTAGTAAAGCGTAAACCTAGAATGGCTCTTCTGGATCAAGATAAGATAGCTCTTAAGATGGTCGTTCCTTTTAGCCCATTCTTACATGCAGGCGATGTTATTGAAGCTGAATTTCCTAATAAAGGCCCTAGCGAAGGTCTTTTATATGGTAGCGGAAAATATTTGATTTCATCAATGACACATAACATTAAAGCTGGTGGTTTAGGTATAACTACCCTTGAATGTGTGTCTAATACAGTAGCAGCGGGTAGAGTATAATATGTCAAACAATCGTACATTTCCACATGAAGATGCTGAAGAAATTGGTCATATTGTAGATCATAAAGAAACTCCTTCAGGTCAAATTTTATATAAAGTTAGACAGCCGAGAAAACACGGCACGAATGTTTCTGATGACGATCTAACTTGGATTCCAGCAGAAGCAGGACCTAGTTTATTTGGTTCATCATCTTCAGGAGCAGCACTAGATAAAGGTCAAACAGTATCGGTTAGACAAAATAGAGGTGAAGGTGGTACTTCTAGAAGTACTATAGTCCGTTCTGTACAGAATAAAGAACATGCTAAAACTGGTATTGGTGGATCATCACCTTTACCTGGAGCATCAGATAATGTAGAAAAAGCTAAGACACAAAAAAGATTGAAGCCAATAAAGCAACCGCCCGACATTAAAGAATCTATGGAAGGTGGTGTGAAGGTCGTTAAAGCTGTAGAAAAAGGTGATTGGACATTTGGTAAACTTGATGGTTTAATGAACTCAATGACTGTTAAACCAGTCTTCGGTTTAAAAGTACCTCAGCTAACAAATGTTTCAACAGCATTAGATATGTTTGAATCTAAGATGACTCCAGATATCATGTCAAAATTACCAGGTATGAATATATCTATGAGTACTCTTCTTAGTTCAATGCCGGCAGAACTTAAAGATGAATTGTTTAAGTCTTTACCGCCAGGTGTAGGAGAGCAGTTTGAGAGTATAATGGGTATGGCTAGAAGCTATGAGACTACTCCAGCAGCAGGAGGAATGTCAGCACAGAAAAGAGTTAATCCAGCCACCTTCTTTAATACAGCAGTAGAAATGCTAAAAGGTTCTCAAACAGTTGAAGATATGATTGGTAAGATGTATGATCTAGAGACAGATGATACTCTATCAGGTCTTGCAGAACTAGGTACAACTGTATTAAAAGTGCCAACAGCTTTTGGTGAGATGAAACAAACATTTGATGCTCTAGGCAATTTAACTGTTGAAAAACCAGATGTGATGGTCAAAGCAGAGCAAGCTTTTGCAGGAATCATGGGTGATGTTAAGGTACTAGAATCTGTCAAAGATAAGTTTTTACCAATGATAGATAGAATACCTAATGCTCAGAAGCAGGCCTTCAAGACAAACTTCGAAGACTTATCTTCTAAAGTTAAAATACATGGAACAAAAGAACTTGGTAAATTTTTTAAATAAGGTGATATAATGCCATTCAATGCGCCAAAACCTAAACTCACAGCAGAACCGAAGATAAGCGGTATTCCTCCTGTTCAACCATCGAAAGAACAGTTAAACTCGACTAGACATATTTCTAGAGGTGGCCATGAAGTAGAGATATGCGATGACGAGGGTAATGAATATATGCGTTTTGCTCATCGTACCGGTTCAAGCTTCACAATAGCTCCTGATGGATCTGTTCGCTTGGTATCACAGAACGGTAAGATGGGTCTAGAAATCAACGGTGAAGGCTATGTCAAAGTAACAGGTAAGTATGATGTGGTCGTAGATGGTGATGCCACATTCAGTATTCAAGGTAATGCACACTGGACAGTTCAGGGTGATATGGAAACTACCGTAAAGGGTAATATGACCATGAACGCTAAGAATATCAATATGGCTGCTGCTGAAAATATGGAGCAGACAGCTAAGAATGCTAAACTAACAGTAAACGAGACTGCACATATGTCGGCTGGCGATACTTTCCAAGTAGGCGCTGGTAGTGAAATGAATGTTGGTTCTGTTGGAGGAAGTGTCGTAGTAAAAGCAAAAACGACCATGAAGGTCGATGCCGGTACTAGCATGGAGACTACAGCAGGAACAACCATGAAGACGGAATCTAAGAGTGGTATGAAAATCATTGATAGTTCTGGTATTGACTTGAACCCATAACCACACATAGGATAAATAAAACATGGTAAGCACATCATCAAGAGCAAAAGACTACACTGATATCGATTTAGATTTTAATGCTCATCCTGTAACAGGAGACATTAACAAAGTCGTTGGCCCAACAGCGATTGGGCGAGCCATTCGAAATCTAGTCTTAACTAATTTCTATGAGAGACCCTTTAGATCATATATTGGATCTAGCGCGCAGAAGCTACTCTTCGATAATATCTCACCACTTACAGCCAATCTATTACAGAAGCATATCAAAGACGTTATAGAGAATTTCGAAACTAGAGCAATCGTATCTACAGTAAACGTAGTTGCAGATCCAGACAATAATGGTTATACTGCTAGAATTGTTTTTCAAGTGAACAATAGACAAGAACCATATGTCACAACAATATTCTTAGAAAGAGTTAGATAAAAATGGCAGGCGCAATTAGAATTTCTGAAGTAGACTTCACGTTTGAACTACAGACACC